ATCCTCAATCATAATATCGTTATCAGCCATACTTATGTCCTTTAATAGCCAAAGGTTGAATCAGCAACTTTCATGCCGCCACCGGGTCTGCCCATAGGGTCGTAATCAAATACACTAAATCTTGGTCGTGACATTATACCATACCTCAACGCATCGTACAAGTGGTCTTCCGAGTTCGTGTCAATATCTTCTGGATTCTTTTTGTCAATCGGCAAGGCCGGTATCTGGGATACCAAGTTTGTGCAATTATTAAAGAAAACAAGTCTTGGCTCTTCCGTATATTCATCCACTTGTAGTCGTCTGTGTATTTCGTTCTTACCTGCTACACGACTACCTTTACTTCTATCTGATGGTCGCCAACGGCAACCTCGTTGTATCATCTGTTCCGCCAAAGATGGTCCAGTATCACCACGCTTATGCCAAAGAGAACTATCGAGAACACCATACTTAATGTTACCATCGCCAGCCTCTATTTCATTAATCATATCTGCCAAGTCTGATGCAAGGACTTTTGAGACATATAGCTCTCTATATACGATGAGTTGTTCAGAAGGCGATACAGCAAACCAAACCACGCCACTATAAGAGCCATACCCGTAGTCACAAGCCCTAAACTTGACCCAGTTATGAGGTATATCGAAAGGCTCGACAACATGAACATTGCGGTCAAACTCGGTAAAAGCCGCACCTTCTTTAATATCCCAATCGCCATCGAGTAACTGTCTTCTTTGCTGTTCTGGCATAGACAGAAGCATTGCTTCGTAGTCACCCTGTTCTGCCAAGTAAGGATTGTCTGATAGTCTTGCTGGGATAAACCGCCTCTTGAATAGAGACTTTCCAGCCTTCTTGTGTCCTGCAGGGTATCGCAGAACTTCACCTGTTTCTGAGTCTGTTGCATCGAATGTCTGTCCGTATGGTGCAGGGTCGATGAACATTTTCTTGACCCAGTGATGTCCCCGTCCTCCGGGGTTAGTAGTAGCCCTCATATAGATGGGCAAGTCTGGTGCTGTAGAACGTAGACGTGAACGCATATAGTTCCAAGCGTATGGTGAAGACCACTGTGTTAATTCATCAAAGCCAATCCAACTAAATGCCAAACCCTGATAGCGTAACACATCGTCATCTCTATCTAGGTAGGACATCCACAGTCTAGCACCCGATGGTGCAGTCCACTGCATCTTTCTTTCTGACCACTTGATACCGGGCCAAATCTTTGGATATAGTTCCTGTGACTTAAATACAAGTTCACGAAGTTCTTCAGTTGTGTGTCGCAGTAGCAAGCCACTAAATGCAGGATGCCCCATGTAACGTAGTGGGTCGGCAAGCATCGCATATGATTTACCACCACCTGCTGAACCACCATATAATACTTCACGCTCACCTGCAGCAAGGAAGTCCGTCTGTGGACCTGCGTTGGGTTTAAAGAGTACGTTCTGGTTTTCTTCAATAGCCTGTGTATCAAATTCTACAGGTCGTACTTCTTTAATTTCAACTGTTGGCTTTTGAGCCTGTTCTTGCTTCTTCGATTTCTTGCGCTTTGGCGATTGCCTTTTCGCTTTGGCGATTGCCTTTTCCGCATACTCTGCCCACTTGCGGAGGCTTCTAGCTTTGTTCTTACGCTGTCGCTCATTATCTAGTCGTTTCCTCAGTCCTACATGCGAGATGTATCTGCCAGTATTCTTACTTAACCAGTTAGCTACCTCACGATAGCTGTACTGATTTACGTGTGTTCTGGCCTTCTCAAGCAAATCCAATTCAGTTGGGATAGGGTCTAGGATGTCGGGGTCGTCATCGTTTCGCTTGTAACCGAATGGTACAGTCCGTGCAATACGAGGAATCTGTACCCATTCGTTTTCTTCTTTAATATCTGTTGGCTGTGGAAGTTTCCACTTGCCTACACTTCTAGTCGTCATCTTCTACGATAGCTTTCGGTGGCATAAGCATAACACCACCAGATGCTTCTACTTGTACCTTCTCAGTTTTAATTAAGCCGGTACGGTCAAGCAACTCTTTAGCTGCTGTCATCTTATCCTTAATACCAAGCTCTGTGGGGTCGTACAGTGCGCCTGTCATAGCCATAGCAGCTTTGGGTGCATTACGAGCCATATACATCTGTGTGGCCTCCAGAATCTCTTCCTTTAAGCCTTTAACAATAGATGTTGTAGGAGTGGTTTCAGAATAGCCAGCCAGTTTCTTGGCGGCAACTACGTCACCACCTGCGTCCTCGAAGAGGACTTCCAGAAACTTCTGTTGCTTTTCGCTGAGTTCACGTGCCATGTTACTTACCTTTATTCTGACACTGCTTTGCTGCTGAACAGTTAGCTGGTGTCGTACACGTGATTTTACCTGATTTGCCCACCTGCTGTCAAGCATTTCTTTTGCTGCAGTAGTGTAATCACCTTCGTGGATAGCTGCCCACATCTTCTTAAAGCCACGTAGTCTTGGGACACCCATATTAAATGCCATGTCTGCCAATACAAGTTGACGTACAGTCTCGACAATCTCTACGTCATTCGTTGCTAGATAGACCGCATCTACTTCTGTAATACCATACTCATATACATGTCCAATAGTAGGTATGTCTAAAGCATCTAGTTCTTCTTTAGTGATGCCACGGTCTACTAGATTTCTGCCAATTCCAATAGTGTCTATGCCTAACGAATCTTGGTACACGGACAGTACCATACCTTCGTGGGCAATTAACTTTTGGATTAGGTGTTCTCTATTATACTTCATTTTTTATTTTCTCCGCCCATCCAAATGCCAAACGCACCTGTCATAGCACCCATCACAACGCTTACAAACGCTGATTGTGCTGCTGTCGGGGCTTCCAAGTTCATAAACCACTCTGCACAACGCCAACTCATTATTGTCATTGCTAACATCATAAAGCGTGGAAGAACCTTCCAGTTGTCCAGAACAGTTGCCATTAGTTTTTACCGAAAAACTTTGTGGCACTACGTACACCAAAAGAAGCAGCAACGATAACGCCAAGGCTATATTGATACCACGTAGGCATTGCTTCAAGCTGATTGAAACCATTCTCTACGATACCTTCCATGCCCGGAATAAATGCCATCACAAGACTGACTTCCTTTTGCCATTTCAATATCCCAGTCGATTTCGCCAGCCGCTTTCTTCTGCATGATTGCAGCTTCTGCATTTGACTTCGCAACTTTCGCACCGACTTCGGCTTTCTTCTGTTCTACTTTGCCTTCAAGCCACGTACTGGCTAGATTGGCGATTGGACCAATTAATAGATTAAGCACCATTACCTCTACGGAACTTTGCAGTTTTCTTTGCTAGTCTTCGTGGTTGCGCTACATGTTGTTTACCTGCAGCAGTACCCTGTCTCTTAGCCCTAGTTGTAGCAGAGTATTCCGCACTTGTCAAGGACTTAATAGCTTTCTCAGGTAAATAGCGTTCACCTGTAACTGCAGAAGGTTTACCTGACTTAGTTCCCCACTTCTGATTTGTCCATGCATTTAAACTCTTCTGCGATTTAGCTAGAGGCATTATGTATCTCTCTTATCTAGTAGACGGTCTACGTGTTTATTCCACAAAATAAAGATTTGTTCTACCTTCTTCTCAAGTTGCTCCAAGCGAACTTCAGTACGTGACTGTTGGCGATTTAGCCATGCCACGAGTACAACCAACCCCACAAGTTGAGGCCACCAATCTTGAAAAAATACACCTACGTCCATTAGTCTATTAACCTTAGTATTTCATTTGTATCCGGTACAATCTCTACCTTACGTTTTTCACATGCGTATCTAGTATACTCGGTATCTTTCCAACCGTGTCTATCAATCTCACGCTTTTGTTGCAAGCAGCTACTTATGCCGTCATGATACGTATGTTCGAGTATACCACCCGTTGTATACAGTATCATCACTATTGCCAGTACGACCATCAATCATGCTTTCCATTTCTAAGTTTTTCGATATGTGATTCAAGATTGGTTATTCTTTTTTCATAGAACTCCAGCGTTAGCTTTTGCTGCTGGTCATACGGTGCATTACCACTTTCTATTAACTGTTGCAGATTTTCTAGTTCACCAGCGATATGTTCAATCAGCATAAACTGTTCGCTGTCGGCAGGTAAGCTGCCCATTTCACCACGAGGCCACTTAATACGAAACTCAGTGTTTTGTTCTAAGTCATCCTGCATCATAGTGATGTTTGTTTCAATTTGATTAAGTCGCTCAATCAATCCAAAATAAGCCCACGTAGCTACACTCGCTGCTGCCACCATCGTAAGGATGTTGCGCAACGGCATCTGTAGTTCCGTGTTCTCATTCAGTTTGGCTGGCATTATTTGTAACCACCACCTGCAGCTTTGTATTCACGTGCAAGCATTTGCGCTTTACGTGCTGACCACTGACCGGGCTTACCACCCTTGCTGCCAGCTTTAATCTTTTCAAATAATCTTTTTCT